CAGCGAGGCCGCAAGCGCCTCGCGCACGATCATTGCTTTGCCGTGGAGCTCGGCGAATTCTTCGCAGTAATGGCTGCTTATCCATCACTGCGATTTGTCCTTTTCTCTCAAAAGGTTGGAAGGCGGGTTTTCCCTTCCGGCGTTAGTTTTCCCGTTCCTTGTTTGTCTTGGCCTGCCATTTGCCCATGCCCAGGCGTGCAATCTTCGGCTGCGAACGTCGTTTGCCGTAGTGCTCCAGCATGGCGAGGGACTTGTGCCCGGTGACGGCCGCAACCTCGGCAGACGTGCATCCCGCCTCGAACAGCTCGATCGCGGCGTTCTTGCGCAAGCCATGCGGCGTGCGGTTCTCGCCCAGCTTGCGGCTGAATTGCTGGCACCAAAGGAGGAACACGCCAGAAGTGAGCCTATCCCCGCGCTTGTTGCTCAGGAGGAACAGGTGCCGGTCGGAGCGCGGCAAGTCCTCGATCATGGCTTTGAGGTTGTCGTGCATCGGGATTTCGAGCGCGGTTTTGGTCTTTTGCTGGCGCACGCGGATCATATCGCCGGCCACCATGCCCCAGGTCATCGCGCAAACGTCGCCGGGCCGCTGTCCGGTGTAGAGCGCCAGCGTCACCGCGCGCCGGAACAGGTCATCTTCGCTAGTAAGCGCCGCGTGCAGCATGTCATCGGGCCACGGCTCGCGCTCGGTCTGATTGCCGAAGTATTCCAGCCCTTCGGTCCAGTCCTCCAGCCCCCGGTGCCGCTTCTTCGCGTAGGCGTAGAGCGTGCGCAGGATCGTTAGCATCATGTCGGCAGCGCCGGGCGTGTCTTCGTTCGCGTCGAGCACGCGGCGCTGGATGTCCTCGGGTGTCAGCTCGCGAAGGGGCGCGTCCCTGTAGGCCGCCAAGAGTCGTCTCAGGTAACGGTCATAGGAGACGCGGGTGTTGGCGCTCAACCTCTCCCGATAGTGCTTTGAGCGGCAATAATCGGCGGCCAGCCCGCCAAAGGTGCCGGTCCGGTGCCGCTCGTCATCTAGCGCGCCCATGCGCTGCAATTGCGCGAGCTTGCGCATGAAGCCGTCCGGGTCGGTGTATGGGTCCGGGAGCCGCGTCCAGGGTTCGGTGCGCGCCCAATAGAAGTAGACGCGCCCCTTCGCCTTCTTTCGCCGCACGCCAGGCCATATCGTCTTAGACACGATCAGGAGCCCTTTCCTGCCAATTGGAATGCGGTGCCTCGCCGTTCGCCGCCGTCACGATCACCTTGTTTGCCGTGAGGTCGAATATGATCTCCGGCCGGTGCCCAGCCTTCGCCAAAGCCGCAACAGCGCGGTCGTAGTCGGCTTGAACAAGAGAGGCGGCGCGGCGGCTCATGGGGTCACTATGCCCCCGGTGCCATTGGCGCTCAAAACGTGCCGAATCATGCCGCCGCCACCGTGTGCAGCTCGGTCCCGTCGCGCCGGGCAATCTCGCGCACCTCGTTGATGTTGTGCAGCGTGCCTTCGTAGGCCACGCGGTCGAGCACCGTCAGGCCAGGATAATGGCGGATATAGAACACAACGCGCTTGCTCGCCTGCACTTGCTCGGCCGCCAGAAACTCCCGCCCGCCCTGTTGCCGCACCTCGGCAAAGACGGTGGCGAGGTCCGCCCAGGTCTGGATTTCCTCGCCGTATTCGTCCTGCGTCGTGGTGAAACGCTGGAGCGTCACGCGCCGGTCTAGTCCGCCCGCCCGCATCTATACCTCCAGCGTCCGCAAGGGGGTGAGCATGGGCAGCTCGCCCTTGCCCTGTTCAACGCTAGTGCGGTTGTCGAACGTCTCGGCAACGCGCGCCAGTGTCGCCAGCTTGAGCCGATCCGGCACAGGATCCTCGCCATCCCAGCCGCTCGCCACGTCGCGCACCGCATCGGATGCGGCTGTGATGTAGAGCGCGATCAGCGCATCCTCATCATCGTGCAAGACGCGAAGGTGCGCTTTCGCTTCCTCCAGGGTCACAAGATCAGCCATCGGCCTGCACCTCCAGCTTGCGCGGATTCCAGCCTTCGATCCCGCGCACCTCGTCAGGATCGAGCACGCCCGCCTCGATTGCGATCTTGTGCGCGTTCCACCGGGTTTCGGGGTCGCCGCGAAGGAAGCCGGATAGATCCAGCTCCAGCTCGTAAGGCCCGCCGGTCGGGAAGATCGCGCGAGCGAACTCGGCTTCGATCTTGCGCGCCCAGGGTGCCAGGGTGAACTGAGCGAACCAGCGGCCCGCCGTCTCGCTGTTCGTGAAGGTGTTGTGCGAGTAGTCCCCGACGATTGGGGGAGGCACCGCGAACAGCCGGGCGATCTCTTCCACGCCGAACTTGCGCGTCTCCAGCAACTCGGCATCTTCCGGGCTTATCTGAGCCGCCTTCCACGTCATGCCGCCGTCGAGCACCAGCGTAGAACCAGCATTGGCCGCGCCGCCGTGGTTGGTCTGGAAGCTGTCGCGCAGGCTGGTGCGCTGTTCGGGCTTCATGGTGCCCGGAACCTCGATCACGCCGCTGGGGCGCGCTCCGTTGCCCAGGAACGTCGCGGCGGCCGTGTTCGCTGCCGACACGCCCGAAACCGTCTCGGCGGCCCTGGAGAGGCGCGAGCGGCCGATCTTGCCGTCATCCGTCCGGTCGCGAAGGTGCAGCACCTCGCCCTCGAGGTAGCGGCGCACGTTGCCACGCCCGTCCGCGTAGTCATAGGCCAGCCGCCCACTCGAAAGCTCGGCAACCGTCACCATGCCCCAAGGCAGGAAGCGAAGGCCCGCAAGCTGTCCGTTGCCGCCACGGTCGATTGCGAGCAGGCCGTTGCCGGTCAGCAGCGTGCTCGCCAGCAAGTGCTCGATCAGGTCGGGCCAGGTCATCGCCGGGTTAGGGCCGTAGCGCACCAGCCGATTGAGCGGGTGCGCCGTCGCCTCGATCCGGTTGCCTTCGCTGTCGCGCCGGTAAACCAGCGCCGGGACGTAGGCGAGCGCCGTGGCGATTGCGTTTGTGCACGCGAGCACGGTGGACAGGTTCTCGGCACAGCGCGCCGATAGGCCCGCGTAGTATCCGATCCCCGGTGCGAGCGCGCTCCAGCTCGGATCGTCGCCGGCGCGCTTCTCGTAGCCGAGCGTCGCGGCGAGCCTCTCGATCATGCCCATGCGCCAGCCTCCGCCATAATGAGACGCCGGCGGCGAACCTCGCGCGGGCAAGGCAGCGCCAGCCAGGCATCGCGTGCCGCGCGCAAGGCCAGCTCGGTATCGGGATAGGCGGGCCACGCCTGCACGATCGAAACCTCGCGCAAGTCGATTTGGTGCAGCGTGCGGGTGTTGCCGTTCCAGCTTTCGCCGCCCTGAGGCACCGCGAAGCCGAACGACATTCCGCCCAGGTCGCCGCGCTCGGCAAGCGCCTGCACATCGCGCCCGGCTTGTGTGTCCGGCAGGTCGAGCGAGAAGGCGAGGCCCTTGCTGTCCTCGCTGAGCCTGAGCGTGCCCGAACGGACGCGGCCCAGCACCTTGCCGGGATCGTGGTCGAGCATGGCGAGCACGTCGCCCGCCAATGCCGAACGAAAGGCACCGGGGGCGATACGCTCCTGGAAGGAACCGATGTTGGCCATGCTGCCGAACGTGGCGGCGTATCCCTCGATACGCCGCCCGGCCGTGCGAACCTCGGCAAAGGTCCGCCGTTCCATATCGCCCCCGGCCGCCATTAGCTGACCGCCTCAGGCATCGCGGCGATGGCGGTGGTCACGTCCTCGATCGAGACGAACGCCTTGGGATGGCGCACGGCAAAATCGACGGTCGCCATTGCCCGGATCGAGACGTTGCCCTTGCTGTAGGCCGTGCTCTCGAACGGGTTAACGAGAATGTCGATCTCGCTCCAGATGCCGATCAGCAGCTCGCTCCAGTCGCCATAGATCAGGCCGTGTTCGGTGCCGGGGGAGCCGCCCAGGATTTTGGGAACCTGGTTGCTGAACGTGGTCGGCAGGTTGTGGAACACGGTCGCCACGCCGAGCGGTCGGCCCATGAGGTCCAGCGCAGTCGCCGCGATCTTGCGGATTTCCGGCGTGGTGAGGATCGCCCGGCTCGCGCCGACGTTTTCCGCGTCCGCCTTCGCCACCGCCTCCGCAACGCCCTCGAAGATCGAGCCCGGCGCGGTCACGGTCTGGATTCCGGAAGTCTCCAGCACGCCGTCAGGCTCATTCGCGCCCCCGCCCCGGATAGCCGCCCGGTCGATGGTGAGCGCGATGTTGCGCGCCAGCATCTGCCGCAGGAGCTGTTCCACGTCCGGCGAAGCCTGGAGCAGCATGTTGCGGCTCCACTCGCTGAGCGCGCCCGCGTGCTTGGGGCTGAGCGTTACGCTGTCGAAGTCGGCATCGTCGGGAGTGAGCGCCGCGTTCTCGGCAACCCAGCCGATAGCCGGGGAATCAGTTTCGCGCGGGATCGAGAGATTGCCGGTAAGGCCGCCCAGGACGCGAGCGCCCAGGCCGCGCACAACCGACGCGGCGGTAAGAGCGTTGATATACTGGTCCGGCCTGTGGTCGGTCGGGACCAGCTCCGCGCCGGCAGAAGTTGTCAGCACGCGCTGTTCAAAAATCTCGGTCGGGATGAACAGGCCTTCGGCAGGCCGCCCGGCGCGCTTCGCCAGCTCAGTCTGCACCTCGCGCTCGAAACCGGCATCCACGCCCAGGCCAGCCGCCGCCGCGATTGCGCGGGAGACGCTGAAACGGGCGCGAATCTCGCTATCGAGCTTGGCATCGCCATTGATCGGGTTGCCCGGCTCGGCACGGTCGGCCGCGTCGATCTTGCGTTGGCGATCGAGCTTGCCGTCGAGCGCCCGCAATTCGGTTTCGGCTTCGGTAAACGCCTTGTCGTCGTCGTTGTTGTGAGCAGCGTTCATGCGGTCCACGATGGCCGCCCGCTGTTCCATGAGGTCCGCAGTCTTCATTTCAATGCCTTTCTGTCTGGCCGGGCCCGAAGGCCCGGCGCTGAGATTGCCCACGCTTCACAACGTTGGCCGTTAGCTCCCCATCCGGTGCACCGGTTTCTCCATAGTGCCGAACGCGGCGGGAGACGCTGAGGGGGCAGCGAGTCGGAACAAGAGCAGAACGCTCCTGAGTAGGAAAATGGTTTTTGGCGATCGCCGGGGGCAAGGTCAGTCGTCCTCGCCAATTACGTTGCGTTCTTCCTCGGTCCAGTGCGCGATCATCGTCCGCAGCTTGCCGATGCGATAGGTCAGCACCTTGCGAATGTCGGTGCCGCTGAAAAACACCTCATCCCAGGTCGAGGAATCCGGCACCGCCGAAGCGGGGAAAGCTTGGGGGGTGTGGAAATAGGTATAAACCAGCGCGATCGTCGGCTCGTCGGGATGGAAGCGGGCGCAATGCGCGATCTCGCAGGCTAGCTTGCCGGCCGTCTTTGCGTCGGTGCCTTCATCCAGGAACTCCCGGAACAGGTAGAGCGCAATCATATCGTCGGGCTCGAACAGGCGAGCGCGGCCGGGAACGGTCGCCGGGGCGCACGGGAAGTTGCCAGCGGCAACCTGTTCGTTGAAGCGGTCACGATCGAAGCCCACTATCCGGCAGGCGGCTTTCGTCGTGAGGCGCGGCTTGATGTCGGTCATAGTGCATTCCTCTTGCGTTTCGCCAGAGGTAACATAGGCTCTTGGACTTGCCAAGAGGTTTTTCTTGTCGCAAACCCTGGGCGTCGCGGCGAGTCAGCCGAGCTTCTCGACACGGCGTTGGGCCGCCTGCATAGGGACAAAACGGAGGGGTTTAGCCCATGGAACTCAAGGCATTCATCACGTCGACATTGTTCGATATTATGGCAGGTGTCCGCGATGCCCAAAAAGCATGGCACGATGAAAGCGGAGGTGCCGGCGTCATCAATCCGGCATGGGGCGGCGCCGATGAACGCCACGTCAAGTCCGTGAGCTTCGACGTGGCGGTCACGGCAGAGTCGGGCATACAGGGCGAAGCAGGCGGCGGAATTAAGGTGTGGGGCCTCGCCGCTGGCGCAAAACTTAGCGACACTGAGACGAACTCTATCGTTAGCCGCATCCAGTTTGAAGTGCCGGTTATCCCTCCGGTCATTGAGGTTAAACCATCTACGTCCGGACCGCTCGATCTGAGTCATGTGGGCGCGCGCGCTTAAAGCCACAGTGGCCCCGCGCCCTGATATTCTTCGGGGCCGGCGTCACGAGCGGCAAGACCGCACGCCATGATTAGGCTGGCGAGGCCGTCGATCTTGTCGATCGAACGCGCCTTGTTCGGCTTCCTCGCGCCCGCTGCATCGGTGTCGAGAATGAGGTTGCCCGCATTCCACCGGAGCACCGGGTGCATACCGTGGCGCAGCTCGCCAGCGAGCAAGGCCGCCTCGAAAGCATCCACTGCCGGGCCCATGCTGGCGAAGCCCTGCCCCCATGGCACAAGCGGCAGCTCGATCCCTTCGCCGGCCAGGATCACCTTCAAGTCCTCGATGTGCCAGCGGTCATAGGCAACGCCCTTGAGGTCGAAGTCGGCAACGATCTTCGCCAGCCGCCGCGCAATGTGCCGCTTGTCTATCGCCGCGCCGGGTGTCGCCTCGATATGTCCGGCTTTCGCCCAGGTGCGATAGGGCACGCGGTCGGTTTCCTCTTTGACCGCGATCCCCTGTTTCGGGCACCAGAAGAACGGGAGCACCGCGCCGCCATCCTCGGGAAAGAACAGCACCAGCGCGGCAAGATCGCGCACGCTGGCGAGGTCGAGCCCGGCATAGCAGGGCCGCCCGCGTAGGGCTTCCACGTCCACCGCTTCGCCGCACGCTTCCCATTCCGCCGGGTTGATCGCCCTCGGCTCGGCATCCACGCGCTGATTGCAATGCAGGTTCAAGAACGCCGGCTCGAAGGTCGGCAAGCGCCGGGCGCGCTCGGCTTCGTCGGCAATTTGCTCGGCAGATACGAACACGCCCAGGGCGGGGTTTGCCAGCTTCCAATTCGCCGGGTCGTAAGGGTCGGTATCCTCGGGCACGGCATAGACGCGCCCGTGAAAGCTCGGGTCCGTCACCTCTCCCGATTCCACGCGGCCGGCGTAGTCCACCAGCTCGCTCATGATGTTGACCGGGGAAGGGGATTGCGTGCCGATTGCCAGCAACAGCGGCTCGCGCCGTTTGCCCATCGAGGTCCGAAGGATGTCGAACATCTCGCGCTTTTTCCATTGCGCCAATTCATCCGCGACGATGAATGAGCTGGCGAGCCCATGCACCGCCGCGCCGTCGCTGGCGAGCGCCCGGTAGATCGAGCCCGTTTCCAGGTCTTCTATCCGCTTGTGGAACCTCTGGACGTTGAGCCGCCCCGCCAGCCAGGGCACGGCGAAGATCACCGCTTCCATTTCCGCGAAGATCAGCGCGGCTTGATCTTTCGTCGCCCCTGCCGAGTAACATTCGCCGCGCTGTTCCGCTTCGGGCCCGGCAAGGTGGCAGAGGCATAGCAGGGCAGCGAGCACGGTCTTTCCCTGCCCTCTGGCGACGCTCAGGAGCCCCGTCCGCACGCGCCGGTTGCCTTCGCCATCGGTCGCGTAAATCGCCTCGATCCATTCCCGCTGGAACGGCAGGAGCTTCACGTTCGCGCCAGCGCCATAGCCCTTGGTTATCGGCATGGATTCAATGAACGCGATTACCTTCTCGGCACGGCTCAGGTTCGCCGCCTCCCAAGGGTGCGGGCCCATGCCGTCGGCTTGCCCGGCAGCGCGCTTCATCCGGCTTGCACCGGGACCACGGGCACCCATTATCGTTCACCTTTCTCGGGAGTTTCCTGAACTAACTCTATTTTTGCAGGGGGCGGCGGTGTCCGAACGTCAGCCCTGAGCGATTTTCCCGCGTTCCACGGGTGCGCCGGGTCAAGCGGGTTGCCGTTGGCATCGCAGCCGCGCCTTGGCTTGCTCGATTGCACCGCGCCCGCCTCGGCACCGCGTGCGGTCTTCGCTGAGTGGCAGGGCCCGCAATAGCTCGCGAGGCCATCGTGCCCAGGAAAGGCAGGCCCGCCTTCGCTGATGGCGTGCACATGGTCGACGGTATCGGCACGGGTGAGCCTGCCCATGGCGGCACAGGCCCGGCACTGAGGTTCGATCGCGAGGTGCGCTTCCCGCAGCCGCTTCCAGGCCACCAGATTGTAGGGACGGAAAGCCTCAGTCATTTCCGGGCCCAATCATGGCGACGATGTGCAGGCCCTTGATCGAGCCGGCGAGCTTGACCGCCCGCGATCTCGGCACCTTGCCTTTAACCCGAAGTGCCGCCTCGATCTCGCGAACGGTCATCGGCCGGGTGAGGTAGTCGAGCACGGCAAGCGCGCCTTCGCGCCGGTCGCCTTCCATGCCCTCGATCATCGTTTGCAGGTCAGCCATTGCCAGCCTCCAGTTGGCGAGCGAGCCGCTGCAATCCGCGCTCAATCTCGTGCCGGTTCTCGAAGTAGGATTCAGGGTCGCGCCAGTCGGGCCGCAGCCGGGAAACGTCGCGAGCAAGCTGGCGAGCGCGAAGGGCCGCGTTCATTCCGACGCCTCCCCGCTGTCGCTCCAGTCAAGGTCTTCGTCATCGGGCGCGGCGGGCCAGTTGGCCGCGCCCGGTTGATACGTAGTATCTATAGTGTGTGTGGTGCTGGGTTGTGCCCCGTAGTTGTGCGCGTTGTGCAAAGGTGTTGGGCGAGGGTTGTGCGGAGCGTTGTGCGCCCCTTCCGACACCTCGCGAATGACGTAACCAGTGCGCCCGCTTTTCTTGTTTTCCACCGGCACGGATTCGATTTTGCCGATCGTGAAAAGCCGGTCCATCGCCCGCTTGAGCGCCGCCTTCTTGTATCCCTTGGCATGGGCAGTGCCCTCGAATTGAGCGGGTGCATAATTCGGTCCCGGCGATGGTCCAACGGCACGCCCCTCGCCCTGGGCGGCACGCTCGCGAAGGCAAGCGAGGAAGGCCGCGTTTTCGCCGTTAGCCTTGATCGCTTCCGCCAGCTCCGCGCGGGTGTCTTTCGGTAGATCGTCCTCCAGGATGTAGGCCCATTCGTGCCAGCGAAAGCGCACCGCCTCGCCCTTCCGGGCATAGTTGGCTTTGCCAATGCTGAGCACGCGAGCGTCGGGATCGAGGATTGCGCCGTCGCTTTCCCGTTCGTGGTCGATCGTCACCTGCGAGCGCACGGCATTGAGCCATGCCGTCGAGCCTGAGTAGCTATCGCCGCTTTTGTTCGGGTGCCCTAGCAGCACGATCGCCGCGCCGGTTTCGCCGGCAAGCCGATTAAGCAGGTTCACAAAGCGCGTCACCTGCCCGCGGTCGTTTTCGTTGCCCGTGAAAAGGTGCGCCACGTTATCGAGGAAAACCAGCCGCGCCCCGGTCGATTGAATCATGGCGACAAGCCGATGATAGGCCGGTGCGAGCTTCAATGCCCCTTCCGGCGTGAACGCGCCCAGTTCGTTATCGAGCGCGCCCCTGAGGCTTACCAAGTGCAGCTTGCCCGCGAGGCTCGCCATATCTACGCCCAGCGAACCGCAAAGGTGCTCTTGCCGCCAATGGAGCTGTTTGGCGTCATCCTCGCACGTCAGATAGATCGCAGGCCCCGGCTGCACGCCCAAGCCCAAACAATGCCCGATTGCCGCCGCGCTTGCCGTAGCGAGCTGTTGCCCCAGCAAGCTCTTGCCGCCGCTCCCTGGGCCGGTGAATAGCGTCACCTCGCCCTCAGGTGCCACTTGCGCGATTGCGAACCGCTTTGCCTCGGCACGCTGCCCCGCCAGGTCGGCAAGATCGAGCGTCGGCAACGGCAACAAGCTGCCCGCCAATGCCTTATCGCTCAGCGCCCGCAAGTCATCGGCGGTGCCGGTCCAGTCGATCACGTCACCGCCGGCCGGAAGGCCCGGAAGCTCGATCACATGGGCGCGGCCGCCGTATTCCTCGATTCCCGCTTTGACCGTCTCAGCGAACGCGCGGCCGGGGTCGTCATTGTCGGGCAGGATGATGACGGTCGAGCCCCGGAAGGCTTCGCCGTATTCCTCGCGCCAGCCATTGCACCCGAACGCGATCGCCGTGGCGAGGAAGCCCCAGCTAGCCAGCTTGTCGGCTTTGCGCTCCCCTTCCGCGAAGTAGATCACCGGCTGGCATTCGCCCGTCTCGCGCGCACGCTGAGCCGCTTGGCAAAGCTCAGTGAAGCGATAGGGCAGGCGGTCAACGTCACCCAGGCCGAGAACCCAGGCACCTCCCTCCAGCCGCTCAGCGACAAAGCGTTTCTTGCTGCCCGTGCGCTCCAGGCGGCGGGTGCGATAGATCACCGTGCCCTCGCCATTGTCGTATTCATAGGTTCCGGTGCAGCGCCAGCCGGTGCCGTTGTCGTTCCCGATCTCGCGTGGCTCGCGCTCAGGCAGGAAGCCGTCGCGGCGGAGCATATCTTTCACCGCGAGCGCGTCGGTATCGCTGCCATTGTGGCACTTGACCAGGACGCCATCAGGCGCACCCGGCTTGATCGTTATCGAGGTGCCCAGGTCGCGCTTTGAATGCCCCGGCGTCGGAATGTTGCACTGATTACCTGAGCCGGTGCCACCGTAGACGGCTGCCACTTTGCGAAGGTCCATCATTGCGCGCCCTCCCCGTTGCCGGTAAGGTGCGCCTGCATTTCCGCCGCCTTGGATTTGCACGCCCCTGCATCGGTGCCAGCCGAAGCGGGGGCTTTTCGTTCCAGGCCAGGCGGTGCGCCGGAAGGGTTTTCCCTCTCAGCGTATCCGATTGATTCGCTTAGGTCCGGTTTTCCGCTTACGCGGCGGCAAGTGCCTGAATTGGCGCTCGTTTCGTATACTGGCTGCCGATCCAGCGCGAGGCGCGCTGCGCTTCGGGCAGGACGGGAAGCTGGATGAAATCGGCCCGTTCCAGCGCGGCGTCCAGCAGGGCCAGCGCCGCCGGATCG